CCCGCCGCGGCCGCTGGCCATGAGCCAGGCGAACACCACGCTGATCCTGGACGGCTACGCGGTGCGTGTCTCTGACCTCTCGATCGATCTGGGCAACGACGTGAAGTTCCGGGACCACACGAACCGCCGCACGGTGGAGGTGATGGACCGCACGCCCACGGGCAAGATCACGCTGGAGCTGCCGACGGTGGCGGAGAAGGACTTCCTCGGCGCCAGCGGCTTCATCACCCAGGGCACGGTGGCGTCGGCCACGCTCACGCATGGCAGCACGCCCGGCAACATCTGCACCATCAACCTGGGCGCGGTGCAATGCGTCAAGCCCAAGCCCCGCAACCAGGATGGCCTGATCGTGCTGGAGTGCGATCTGCACCTGAGCGGCAACCCGTTCACCGAGGCCTACACCTGATGCGCCGCGCTGAAGAACCCCAAGACGGCGGCGCGGCTCAGGCGCCGGCCTTCGTGCTGCGTGCGCCGCAGCCGTTCTGGTGGACGGTGCTGGTGCACGCGCCGGTGGACGACACCTACGTCGCGGCCAAGCTGCGCGTGAAGTACCTCCCTGTGGAGCAAGACGAGCTCGACCGCATGCAAGGCATCGGCCTGGACGCCGCCAAGGGCGAACAGCCGCCGAGCGACGCAGAGGTCATCCGCCGAGTGGTGCTGGACTGGAGCGGCCCGCAGGACGAAGCTGGCGCGCCGGTGCCGTTCACCGAGGACACCCTGGCCCAGTTCTGCCGCGTGCCGATGGCCCGCACGGCGCTGGTGGCGACGTACATCCTGGCCATGAAGGGGATGGCGGCCCGAAAAAACGGCTAGAGGCCGCTCGACACTGGGTCGCCCTGTGCTTGCGGGGACAGACCCAGGACGATCGGCCTCTCGAGCTGGAGGCGATGGGCTACACCCGGGAGCAGGCACAGCGATGGATCGAGCAGCAGCAGTTGCAGCACCACGCCCCGGCCGAGGCCGGAGCGGCGCCGTGCGATCCGGACGACGAGGAATCCGACGAGCCGTTCGCTGTGTGGCCCGACAACTGGCCCGTTGTGAGCCTCTTCATGCGCTGCCAGACCCGCTGGCGCTGGGCCACGCTCCCCGATGGCCGGACCCGGCCCGAGGGCCTGCGCATGGCCGACGTGGTGGCCTGGGCGCGCGAGGTGCGCCTGCCCGATCGAAAGCGCGTGCTGGACGAGCTGGCCGAGATGGAACAGGCCGTAGTGGGTGCCTGGGCCAAGCGGCTGGAGGCGCAAGGTGAGCAGTAACGTCGAAGAACTCGGCATCCGCCTGCGTGCGGACGGCGTGGTCGAGTTCGTCGGCGCCACCGGGCGGGCGGCCGCTGCGGTGCAGCAGGTCGGCACCGCGGCGCAGGCCGTCACCCCGCGCGTGACCCAGCTTGGCGTCAGCGCCGGCCAGACGGCGCAGGCCATGCGCCAGCTGCCGATGCAGATCACCGACGTCGTCACCAGCCTGTCCAGCGGCATGCCGGTGTGGATGGTGGCGATCCAGCAGGGCGGGCAGATCAGGGACAGCTTCGGGGGCATCGGGAATGCCGCCCGCGCCGTGGTCGGAATGATCACGCCGATGACTGCCGCCGTCGGGGCGCTTGGCGGTGCGCTCTTGGTCATGGGCGCCGCCGCATACGCTGCGTGGAAGGAGGACATCGCGCTACGGAACGCGATGATCCTCACGAACAACGTCGCGGGTCTGACGCGTACCCGGATCAATGAGATGTCTTCCGCCATCGCGGCCAGCTCCCAGCAGACCGTGGGTGCATCGCGAGAGATCATCGTTGCGCTGGCCGAGACCGGGCGCGTTGGCAGCGGTGCCGTACAGAGCACGGCCCTGGCCGTGGCTCGCTTGGCAGACCTGACAGGCAAAAGCGCCGCCGATATCAGCCGAAGCTTCGCGGGCCAGCTCGAAGCGCCCACCAAGTTCGCGGCCAAGCTGAACGAGTCCTACAACTTCCTGAACGCGGCCCAGCTGCGCCGCATCGATCAGCTCGAGCGGGAGCAGGGTGCTGTCGCAGCAGCCAATGAGACGAACCGCCTGCTGACCCAGCAGTTCGAGCAGCAGCTCCAGCAGCTCGGCATGCTGGAGAAAGCCCTCGACTCAAATCGCGGGCTCTGGAGCCAGTTCTGGGAGGCAGCCAAAAACATCAATCGCCCGGCGACGTTGCGCGATCAGCTCGACATCGAGATTGCGCGCATGCGCGCAATTCAGGTGACCGGCCGCGCCCGCGTGGCGCAGGAGCAGCGCATCGAAGACCTGCGCGAGCGGGTGCGCCTGGAGAACCAGCTCGCCGATGCCCAGGCACGAAACGCCTCTGTCAACGCCGCAGAGGTCAAGGCCGAGGCAGCCCGAATCGAGCAGCGCAAGCGCACCGATGCCGCTTTCCGCCCCCTGCCTCTGACGGCGATCCGCGACCCGCAGGCCGAGACGCGCGCAAACTTCCTCCGCAGTGAAAAAGAAGCTTATGAGGACCTTCTCAAGGCTGACCGCGAGCTGCGTGCCGAGGCGGAGAAGGACCCGCTGGGCGACTTCATCAATTCCCGGCTGGCCGCTGCCGACGAGCGCAACCAGCGCCGGTTGAAGGCCGAGAGCGAGTTCCTGCTCGACCTGGAGGACCAGCGCGAGCGCGCCGCGATCCTGGAGATCCAGAACGAAGAGACGCGCGGCCTGGCGCTGATTGACCTGGACCGCCGCATTGCCCAGCGCCGGCTGCAGGCTCGCGTCGACTCGGGCGAAGTGTCAGAAGGCGGCGGCGCCGTGGCGCGGGCTCTGATCGACGATCAGGCCGTGACGGCCAGCCGTGCCGCCTCCAGAAGGGTCGGTGATGCCGTCTATGGCGACGTCTCCGGCGCCTTTGTCGCCGCCTTGCGCGACACGCGCAACCCGGTGCGCGCTTTCGCCGAGTCCTTGGGCAATGCCGTGTTTGACCGCGTGAGCTCGCGCCTGGCCGAGGCGCTGGCCACTGCGGCCGTCGGCAGGGACGGGACCAGTGGATTCCTCGGCCAGTTCCTGGGCAGCCTGTACGGCGGTGGCGGCGGCGGGGGCGCCTTCAGTGGAACCACCGGCGGCGTGCCGGACTTCGATCTGTACGGCCGCGCCAGCGGTGGCCCGGTGGACGCTGGCCGGATGTACCTGGTGGGCGAGCAGGGCCCCGAGCTGCTGCGCATGGGCCGCGGCGGCGGCGAGGTGGTGCCGACGAGCCGCATGCCGCGCGTTCTGGCGGGATCCGCCGGCAGTTCTGGTGGCTCCGGCAGCGTGCAGATCACCCTCTCGCCGGTGATCCACATCGACGCGCGCACCGACCGTGCCGAGGTGGCGGCCATGGTGCAGCAGGGCATGCGCGCCTCGCAGGCTGAGCTGCTGCAGGCGATGAGCCGCCGCCAGGTGTAGCGCCACAGGTCACCCCGCCATGCCCAACATCTACGACTGGCCCGTCGCCCTGCGCCCCGAGAGCGTGGACTTCGCGCTCGTGGTGCCCCAGGTGGGCAACCGAAGCGTGACCGACCCGTCGCTCCAGACCCTGGGAATCAGCTTCCCGCGCTGGCGGGTGACGATGTCCACCGGTGCCATGAGCGCCAGCGAGGCGCCCAAGTGGGAGGCCTTCATCAACCGCCTGCGCGGCCGCATCCACCGCGCACGGTTCTGGGACTGGCGCCGCGAGGCTCCTCTGGGCGTGGGTACCGGATCGCCCACCGTGCGACTGACCGCCTCAGGCGACACGGTCGCTCTGCAAGGCTTCACCGTCAGCACCACCGGCATCCTGCTTGCCGGGTCGTGGCTGGGCATCAATGGCGAGCTCAAGCAGCTCTCGGCCGACATCAACAGCGACTCTCTGGGCCGCGCCACGGCCAGCTTCGAGCCACCGCTGCGTGCCACCGCGCCGGCCGGCGGCGCCGTGGTCCTGGTCAAGCCGACGGCGCTCTTCGTGCTCGACACCGAAAGCCCGGGCTGGGAGCAAAGCGGCTCGCGCTACCCGGCCAAGACTCTGGCTTTCAGCGAGGTTCCGGCATGAGCAGCCTGGCTTTGCTCTCGACGCTGTCGGCCAACTGGTGCTGGCTGGTGGAGATGCAGTTCGTGTCGGCGACGGTGCGGCGCTGCTCGTGGGGCCACAACCTCACCTTCGGCAGCACGGAGTGGATCGGGCTGGGTGGCGGTATCTCGGTGTCAGGCGTCGATGTGAGCGAGAACATCGAGTACCCGGCGCTTGACGTGACCCTGAGCATCGCCAACCCGGCCGATCTGAGCCTGGCGCTCGGCCAGGAGTCCGAGTACCGCAACCGGCCCGTGCTGGTGGGCATTGGCGTGCTGGACGAGCAGCTGCGGCCGCAGTCGGACCCGTTGTTCCCGCTGTGGACGGGCGACATGGACGCGGTGCGCGTGCGCACGGGCAGTGGCGAGGGCGAGCCCGGCACTGTGGCCTTGCGCTGCGAGGTCCCCGGCCGCGATGGCCGCCACGCCACCAGCCTGCGGATGAACAACGCGCAGCACCAGGCCCGCTGGCCCGGCGACACGGGGATGAGCCGCATTGAGTCGCTGATCGGCGCCCAGGTGCCATGGCTCAGCCGGAGATTCCAGGAGAGCTTCGGGTGATCGGCATCAGCCGGAACATGCACTGGCTTCAGCGGTTGATCGCGCTGCTGGAAACCTTTGATCGAATGC